TTTGACCTTTTGTTCAATAAGGTCTTTCTTATCATGGTGGAATTCGTTAAGTTCTGAAGTAAGTTGTTCCATTACGAAATCTTCTAACTGCTCGAAGTTACCTTCTTGTAGTTTTCTGTCTTCTCGTAATTCCGTAACCTCTTTTTTTAATGTTTCCATTACAAAACCATCAAGTAATTCAGCATGTTCTGAAATTTTACGTTTGTACTCTACCTGAGCTTTAACTGCTGCTTGTTTGTCTGCTTGGAATTCTACCAATTCGCCTTTGATTGTTTCTGATAACATAGCATCTAGTGCGGACACCATTTGCTCTTTATCTGTTTCATAGCGATTTGCGAATTCTTCGCGCAATTCAGTTGTAATCTCTTCACGAGTTTCGTCTAATTTTTCATTCCACGCTTCGGAAAGTGTTGAACGCACTTCCTCACTTAGGACTTCTGAACTTAGGAGTTGTTCTATTGCATGAGCCATATTATTTTCTCCTAATATCTAGTGATTCAATGAACTTCAATACCTCTTCCTGGAGGTATCTTTGTGCTGTAGCATCGTTGTTATTTGCGGCGGCAACGTCGAGTAAAATATTCCCTCTTTTGCCATTCATAATTTGTTCGTAAAGTGGATCCGGGTACGCATCTGGTGCGCTCGGGTTTGCAACTATATCGACCGTTTGGATCTCAAAGTCACTTACATTTCCACTCTCGGTTACATTACCACTACCGCGTGATGATACACCAAGTTTAACGCCATTTTCCAATAGTGTAATACATATTTGTCCCATTGGAGTTGGCAACAATTTTAGTCTTCCATAACCATCACTACCTTGCATCCACATACGTTCAATCATATGTGAAACTCGGTCCAAATTAACTTGTAAGTCATCTGGGTGGTCAGCTTCGCCTAATACTGTATAACCGTCGTCAATCTTACCTTGAACTGAATTAACAGCTCTAGTGATCTCATTGACGGGGTAAACACGTTGGTTCTGGTTCTGTTTTGCACCTTGTACAAAGATTCCTTCCATATACAAGCTCTTGCCGCCCTTACCGTTATCCACGGCTTCGGTGACCATTTTCGCTTGATCAAATGTTAGGTGTTCTTTAAGTGTAAACATTACTCAGCTTTACCTTTTTTCTCTGCGCCATGTCCTGCTGCATTAGGGGATAGCTTTGCGCCGTCTCCAGGATGTGCAACACCCATGTCTTTAGCAGAATTGTCTGATAAACCTTTTGATGAACCTTTGCTGTCTTTTGTCATATCAACGGTTTTGCCGCCCATATCATTTTTACCTGCAACTGGTGATGCTTTACCATCATCGCCGCCTGTGTTAGCTGGTGCGCTAACTGCTTTAAGTTCAGCTGCTTCATCTAATTCTGTTTCGCCTTCTTCGCTTTTATCTGCTTCTTCAGTAAACGCTTCTTCTACTTCAGGTTCCATGTCCATGTCCATTGCTGGCATTTCCATTTCGTCTTCAGCTTCTTCGTCGCCCATGATTTTAGCAAATTCTGCTTTAAGGTCATCTAGTGCGTCTTCAACGCTAACTAGCTTGTCTTCAATATCACCGTGCTCTTCTTCATGTTCGTCTGTTTCGCCGTCCATGTCAAAGTCTGGTGCCATTTCTTCATCTCCGCCTAGCTCTTCAGCAGCTTCTAAGTCGTCCATTTGGTCGTCTTCAGCTTCACCGAAAGCTTCTTCAGCTTCGATTTCTTCTTCGTCTGTTTCGATGTCATCAAGGAAATCATCAGCTTCTTCATTGCCGATAGCTTCTTCAATTTCTTCTTCTGCTACGCCATCTTCAACGATTTCATCTGCTTCGACGATATCATTCCAGATTTCACGTGCTTTTTCAACGAAAGCCTCATGTAATAGATCTGAAGCTGATGCTTCGTCTCCGTTCACTAAGCTCTCAATGATCTTTGTATAACGATCTCGAGTACTCATTGTATATTTCTCCTTTAATTCAACCGATTTTATATTATAGGTTATAACATATATATTTAAGAAGTCTTGGTGTAGACCAACATATAATACATAAAAAACCGCACTTTTGGTACGGCCTGTTACGTATTTACCTTTTAGTGTCTAACTAGTGCTAGTTATTCGACACCATCACTTGCAGTTCCGTAAATGTTCTTAAAGTCTTTTACTCTCTCTGCATGTTCTGTTTTAGCAAGCTCTTTCATGTTTCTTAGCTTGTGTAGATGCTTTAACGTAAGTTTTGGTCTACGTGTATCGTCGACATCCCACTTATTATAGTTATCATCTTCTGCATTCTGTGCTACATCATTAAATCTCATCGGATTCTCCTTCTGTGCCTTCGTCGCCGCTTATAGGTGATTCACCGTCGGTTATGTCCATTCCATCGCCTTCTAGATTTTCAGCATCAACATCGGTTGGTTCGAATGTATCGATATCTGTATTTCTAATACCCATTCCGCCTAAGTCAGTCTGTGAATCATTAGTAAACGATTCGTCGCTGTTTTCTTCTTTCCACATACGCTCATTGTTAATAAGCTCATCTTCAGTAAGTCCGAGGTACTTGCTCATAATAAATCTCTTAGATAGATATGGTGTTGCCTCAACATTAGCAAATAGACTTGCACGTGCTGTGTCAAGTTCAAGCTCTCTATATTGACTAAAGCTCTGTGGTTCAATAAAGTTTAATTCAAATAAACTACTTGAAACTTCAATTCCTCTGTTCTTTAAGAACATTTTAAACTCTTTATCAATGGGTGGAAGTATTGTATTTTGTAAGCGTTCACAGTATTTGCTGAACCTAAATTCTTGTATCATTGCTGTGCCAACTCGTCCGTCTGTGTATGATGCTGATCCGTCCTCAGCTCCTGTTGGCAGATAACTACTAGGAATACGCAATCCACGCATAAGTTTATTATTGAAATATTTCAAGTCATCAATTTCACCTAAGTTTTCACCACCTGGTAGAACTTCAACTTTTGATCCTCGTCCTTCAGCAGTTTGTGCGAAGAAGTAATCTTCCATGATTGACAGCGGGTTATATGCTGCATCCATAACTTTTGTACCACCACCACTCATATTTGGAATACGTGTTTGGTGTACTTCGTTCTTTGTACGCTCAACAAAACTCATAGCTTTATGCGGTGGTAAGTTACCAACGTCAACATAAAATACTCTACGTTCTGGAGCTCTTTGTACACGATAGATAATAATACTATCTTCTAATAATTCTTTTTGTTTGTAAACTTTAAATACACTATCAAGTATACTGTTACCAAACGGCCATGCATTTGTTAATCCATCGCTAAGTGCAATGTGTAAAACACTTGCTGAATCTACTGCAAACTCTGCCATTGCAGAACCTGGAGCACCTGTTTGGATTACACCTGCATTACTTTTATGAGATGTTAATACTGTAGAACTTGCCGAAACATCTTGTGTTTGTTTTGTGTCCACTGCAACTAAATCATGTAAGTTAAGGCTAATATTTTTAATAAGGTATTGCTCTACTTCTTTACCTTTACTTTCGTTAATAATAACTTTTGAAACATCTTGTACATTTACCCAAAACAATTTATATGTTTCTGGATCTCTGATAAAGAACTGATCACCATACTTAATACAACTACGAAACAGTCCATGTATTCTTCTATCAAAGTCATTAATGTTACACCACTGCTTGAGTGCTGTTTCTAATGCGTTAACTTCAGATTCAGTTGCTTCTTCTTTGTAGTTAATTCTAAATGGGAGTCTTGTATCTAAATCAATTTGTGTGCTAAACTCAGCAATAGTATCTAGTGCTGAATTAATTTCACTATCCTGATCCATAATATCATATTGAGTGTAACGCTCAACACGATTTGGCTGTCCGCTGTATACTTCAGGAAGCCAACTGGCCCATCTGTTTGTTTTTGATGAAACCGTGCCTGCGCCTGGTTCATATTTTGTAAAGTGTTTTTTCCAACTCATGTTATTTAGGTACCTTTATTATAAGTGTATTTATCTAGAGTTCATTATGTTAGTAACAGTTTTCGATTTTTCGCCGATATTGTAGCGTTTTACTATACTTTGTAATATTTTAACTGTTTCAATTGCTGATCTCTTGGATGCAGCAAGTTCAGATAAATCTTGACTATTGTTCATTGTAACAGATTGTTCAATATTTGTCAACCTATTTTGAATGTTTTTAATGTTAGTTTGTACTTGAGACATATCGTTTGATGGACCTACTATTGGTGCATGTCGTTCTATACCTTGACTGACTGCTTCGTCTATTATTTTCCTTTGATTATTAACTGCAACTTTTGCATTCATTGATTCATTTAAATCTCTCGTAGTGTTACTTGCACGGATCTGATCAAACGCTTCCTTGATGCTCGCTCGCATACTTTCTATTCTTTGTATATTCATATCACGGTCATTCTGGTCTTCTTCTGATAACCGCTCAAACACTTCAGCATAGTTCCCTTGTAAATCTTTCATTGTGTTTACAAACGATACTTGTTCTTCAGCTGTGAATTTGCTTGTACGTTGTTCCACTCCTTCTAAATTAGCATTTACAGCTCCTAGCGCCTTTGCCTGTGCCGTAATATGCTTAACAAAGTCAGCTGGAGTCATTGCTTCTGTTAAGTTATCATCTTCATTTGGCTGAGCAGCGGACTTTTTAGTGTTGGCATACTCTTTCCTTTGCTTTGCACCTGGCAATAGAGCGTCTTTTGCATCACGCATCCTTTCAATTGCATCATTTAAATCTGTATTATTAACAATATTACCAGACGTGTCGGGGATAAACAATTCTGCTGTTTTCATTCCTAATTGGTCGCCAACTATATAAGGTTGGTCTTTAACAACTGGTCCACCGTCTTTCCTGTGTATTCCTGGGTCATGCTGTGCTATTATTTCACCATCTGCATCTTCTACTTGCACTCCTTCATTGTGTGAAGAGCCTGCTACAGTTTCTTCGTTAATGTCTGTGTCATTTCTAAGAAGTCTGTGATCTGCTTTTTCAAATTTTCCATAATTTGATGTTACTTGCCCGGCGTTTTTACCTGGTGTGTCCTGTCCGTCGACATTGTGACCTTGGTAGAGACCAGCTGCCTCTACTGCCCTTCCAAAACTTGTATTCTCGTTCATTACATCCGCTTGTTTTTTAACTAGCTTACCGTCTTGCATTATTGCAAAATTAATAGCTGCTCCGGAATTAGCATAATTGTCTGGATCGTCTGGATCTACTTTTGTAGTTTTACCGCCAAATATAGCAAGTCTTGTTTTAGTGCCTTTCATTTCATCATTGTAGGTAGCAATTAATGTCATTGCTTTTTCTCTAAATCCTGGAAGTAATGAATTTAAATATTCAACTGCGACTTCTACATCGTGTACTTGTTCGATGCCTAGTGTCTCAAACATTTCCTTGGTAACCATACCTTCATTGGCTCTCATTGCCAAAATTGCTTTACCTGCTGTTGAAGTATCTTCAATAACATTTACCTCACCTTCTTCTCCGGCAACCGCAGGCGTCATTATTTCATTATTGCTTACATCAGGCATTACACCTGCGATTGCTGCCGCTAGCTGTTCTTTATTGCCACCAGCTCCACCAAAGTCATTTAACTCGTCACCAAACCCTGCTAATACTAATATCTTGTCTAGCATTGCTTTACCGCCTGCGAGTGATGTTTTTAACCCATCAAACAACATAGCAGTATTTTCCATATCTAATGTTAAAGCTTCTTGTACATGGATAAACTTTTCTGTCATCTCGTTCATTGCTTGTGTTGTTTTGCCTGCTTCGGCTATATCTTTTCTTTGACTCTCAATTGCAGTTTTTAACTTATCGCCGTCTGCTAAGTTTCCAAAGTTCAATGATATCATTTGAAACTCAGCTTGCATCTTTAATAATGATGTTGCAAACGTATCTCCAGCTACACCCGAGGCTGCTAGTTTAGTTTGATCAGCATTATTAATTTGTGTAACTATCCAAGACATCATTCCTTCTGCTGGTGCAGTTCCTGTCTTAGTAAATTCTTCAATACTGTCAATCATTCCAGGCACGAGTGTATTCATTTGTGCTTCTAGTCCTGGTGTCATGTTTTGAATTATTGCACTCATATCAAATTCACTTGGGTCGCCTGTATTGCGATACGCTGCGAGATTATATGCAGTTAATATTGTTTGCAAAGATTCAGAACTGCCAGCAACTTTACCAAGGGATTGCATTACATCAGTTTGAAGATTTGCTTGGTTAATCATTCCTTTGTCTATTAGAACTCTGTTTGCTGCAGATCCAAGTGTGTCCATTGATTCCATGCTTGCTCGCATAGCTTCACTTCTAGTAAGCGAAGTTAAATTGGCAACTGCGCCTGCTTCTATTTGCATATTAATAAAAGTACTGTTTACATCTTCTGCACTTCTATTTAGACGCTTATTTAATTGTCCTGTTCTACGTGAATATGATATATATTCGCCGTATGCTGTCATCATGTCTTTTGAGCTCATTCCCAAGTCACCCAGGGTTTCAGCGGTTGTGTTTAATGCTTGATAGAACTTGCTGAACTCCATAGCACCTGTAGTAACACTATCACCTAGTCCAAGCATGCCATCGCTGAATGTTCCCAATGTTTCGCTTAGATGTAAATATGTATTACCGGTGTTTTGTATTCCTTTTCTTAATTCGTCGTATGCCGCTGCTCCACCTTCGAACAAAATACCGCTATCAATCATTTTTGATTGTACATTAGCAAACTGTTCTAGTTTGGCTGCGTTCCAACCTGCATATGCTAAAAAGGCGTCTGCTGCTACATTTAACGCTGCGCCTGCTCCTTGCGCTAAGCCACCTGTTGACTTTGTCAGTTTTTCAAGGAATTTAAATCCGCCACCTGCGCTTTTTGCGCCTTTTGCTAACGAACTAAGTCCATCTGTCATTGCCGATAATGGCTTTTCGTGGTTTCCAAAGAAACCCATTGCTTTATCTAATTTACTACTACCTCTAACTAATTTTTTTGTAAACTTCTCTTGTTCAGTGTCTGATGCATCGTCTGCTTTAATGTCTCTGTTTGTTGCTCCTACAAGACTTTGAATTGCTGCTTGCAATGAAGCTGTGTCGCCACCAATTCCTTTTATCATCTTTGCAAACATTGTGTCTGTTTTAGCTTGCTGAGCCATATAGCTTGCTACTTGACCCATTGTTGATTCAGAGGCCCATGCTGGTACCTGTACTTCTTGTCCACCCACTATTAATGTGTGCATTTTATCAGCCATTTCGAGCCTCCTCTAAGTCTTTTAGTTTTACCATTTCTTTTGCTAATTGTATTTCTAGGTCTGCTAACTCTCTAAGATTTGCTTGGTTTTCGCCACCAGGATGAAATCCATTACGTGCTTCGTCAGCTTTGATAGTTTCTATTCTATTATTTAAAACTGCAATTGCAGCCGGTAACGATTGTGAGGCTGTTAACTCACCTGATACTATACTTTCTTTGTATTGATTAGCAAATTGTGTTCTATTAGCTAAATCATTAAGTCTCTTATTGGCTGCTGTTGCTGCTACTC